CGACTACCGATTGAATGACGTTAGCCACTTGATTGAGGAAAAGAACGAAAGGTCAGTTCCTCGGATCCGAGATTATTCGCGCGCTTTGAAAGAAAGCATGATGTCGTCTATCCGACTGTCTGTACGGCTAAAGGGTGTCCTCCGTAGAGGGCCAATAGCCACACGCCACTTGAAGGGGTCGAACCTCCATTAGCGGTTTTGGAGACCGCCGTCTTACCATTAGACGAAAGTGACAAGTGACCCCTCTGTTTGTGCATCGTTGAGAGGCATGAGGGGTGTTGTTGATGGCCTAGCTGTGATACGCCTCATCAGGACGTAACAGGGAACTAGGCTCTGTTGAGATCAGAGATACTCGAACTCGATGCTGGAACCAGCCCGGAGGATGGTGTTGCCAGCGTCAGAAGTGTTCTGAGCAAACTGCAGCTGGAAGTCACCAGCGTTCGTACCGTTGTGGATGATGCCACTGCCACGAATGAAGCCATCAGTGTTGGCAGCGTGAAGCACGGTGAGGTCAGTGGTGCCGTTGTTGCTGGTGTCCAGGTTGAACGCCAGAGCAGTGGCATCAGGTGCCCAGGTCTCACGGAACGCCCGGTACAGCGTCAGAGAGGCAGGAACCACCAGCCGGTACTTGAAGTCAGCAGCGGCAGTAGAGCTGTAGAACAGGTTGAAGCGGAAGAAGATCCGCTGGAATCGAGCCAGGTTGATTGTCAGCTCAGGCACGGCCACCAGAGTGGTGCTGGCAGTGACAGTTCGATCTTGGGTATTGAGCCGAGTCTCCAGTTCGCCGGGAACGTACTCGACACTGTTGGTCTGTGGGTTGAGATTGAAAGGCATGGATCTGCTCTGAGTTAGAAGGCTGAGAAACTGAAAGAGACAGTTGGGGTGCCGGTGTTGATCGTCACCAGATTTGCCCGCACCCACGGAACTGGGATCTCCAGGTAGGTCGCCGCAAAGAATCCGTTGGCCGTGTAGGTCAAGTCAGATCCAAGAGAGAAAAAGTTGACTCCATCGAGACTCCCTTCCAGACGCACAACGACAGAAGTGCCGATGTTTGCGACTTGCGTCTGGAGAAGAAAAGCTCGGGAGTTGGTGCGAATTGCAGAGGTGTTGCCGACGCTGGTTCGAGAACCTAGACTGACTACATCAATCTGAGACTCATTGAACGAATACCGGCCTGGGACAATGGGGGTAGCAGTCATCAGAGGAGATCTCCAGAACGTTCCAGCTTGGCCAGAACATCAGCTCGGTAGGCCGGATCATTGTCGTAGCGAGGGTCACTCTGAGCACGAACCAGCTCAGCCATAGAGCGGAACGATTCACCGCCCCGAGGTGCGCGACCCTGGATCAGGTTCCCTTCAGTACCAACAGAATCACGGTACCGATAGTTGAGAGCCTGGATAGCGAAGTAGATGGCCCGAGGGTCACCTTGATCCATCACAGCGTCATAGACCTCGATCTCTTGGGGAGTGAGGTTCTCAGCGGCCCAGGCTGTGATGTTGGCGTACTCAGTCTCACCGCCAACGATGCTCTTCAGTTCGTTGACGTCTTCTTGAGAGATCGCGTACTCTTGATCAGCAGACTGCTCACGACGGCCAGCTGCAATCAGCTCAGCCACCTCAGCGTTGGTCAGTTGGTCAAGCGCTTGCAGTGTTTCTGCAGAGAACTCTCCAGCCTCGTACTCTTCGTAGATCTGATCGACCAGGGCTGGATCGATCTCCTCCTGAACCTCCTCCTCTTGAGTAGGCTCCTCCTCGTATTGAGGCTCTTCTTCCTCGTACTCCGACTGGCTCTGATCTTGACCACGCTGGCCCAGCATTCGCTGCAGCTCCAGGTAGCCCTGCTCCAGCTCAGCGGCGTCTCGATACTTGCCAGCGAGAAGGTTGTCCTGCTCTTGACTCAGTCGTTCGCCAATCTCGTAGCTTTCCTGTTCTGCACTCTCTTGTTCGGAGAGCACATCAGGATCGCTGGACGGGTCATACGTTAGCGTGTGTGCCATGCGAGGTGATAACTTTCAAGTTGCCGAGGCCAACCGTTTCGACACGGATAGCTCGACCGATGGATGGTTTGCCGACAAGCTCAGTTCGCTTGGCGTACTTGTTTTCGGTGACCTCTTCTGCGAGATCAGGCTCCGGGACCGGCTGGGGGAGCTGGCGTTTGACTTTCTGTGGGCGGCTGGGTTGTTGATTCTCCATTGAGCTGTTCGACTGCGTTCGGGTTCTTTGATGGATCGAAGATCGGTGCCTTGGCCAGAGCAGCTGTCTGGTTCGTCAGAGACAGGTCCTTCTGCATCTGAACCTGCTGCTGCATCTCCTGCTCTCTCGCCTGAGGCGGTTTGATGAGATTGAGGATGTCGATGCCTTGAGACGTAGCCAGGCGCTTGATTGCTTCGTCCGGGTTGACGTACTTGGACAGAGCTTCAGGCCCAATGGTCTGCGCAATCGTGGTCAGGAAGGTTGTGAGACTCTCCCTGTCTTGACCTCGACCCAGAGCATTGATACCTGCAACGATGGTTGGCTTGACCAGATTCTTGGGAAGGCGCATGATCTCACCCCTCCTCTGCATGACGCTCAGCTTCCGATTCAGGTACGGAAGGAGGAACTCCACAGTGAGAAGCGAGAAGAGACCACCAAGCTGCTGCTCCAGCTCCATCTGAGTCATCCGCACTTCCTCGGCGGTGGTTCGCTCAGACTGCCTGACGTTCAGCACCAGGAAGGCCTCGCTGATTCGCCGCTCCAGAGTGGCAGCCATCTCAGCTGCGGTCTTGAAATCTGCGGTCTTCCCGACTTGGATCACCCCAATGTCGTCCGGCTTGCCTTGAACGATCGCCCCGTTCCCTGCTGAGGCGATTGTCTGAGGCTTCGTCGTGCTGCTGGGGGAGACCAAAAAGATTACCTTGGCCGCAGCTGCCGACCCCTCGACCAGAGCCTGCATGAGGGCTTCCAGGGACCTCAGGTCACCCAGGAACTCTTCTACCCTGCCACGCCCATAGCACTCACCGTCTACGGTGTTGAACCTGAGGGGCAGCCAAGGGCTGGCATCGAGAGGCGCCTTTCCCTGACTACCTGGGATTTTCTTGTCGTTGAGTTCTTGATGCCAGATCCAATGACTGTCAGTTCGAATGATGTGGGTGTAGATGTCCACATCGTCATCGTAGGAGGAGCCGTCATCGCCAGGAGTATTGGGCTGCTCTTCTTCGATCAGCTTGCCGAGCAGCTTCTTGCTGATGCGCTCTTTTGTAACTATCTCAAGTACCGACCCGTTGCCATCTCGATCCAGGACGTAGCGATTCAGAGGAAAGAGCTTGAGACCTTTCCTGCCGTCGTAGATCAGAGCGTTGCCTCCAACAACCAGATGCTTGAGGGCTTGGTGAACCACCACTCGGTCGCTGGAGGCGGAGATGGAATCCATCACCATTCGCTCCAGTTTGGCGAAAGACTGATCCAACTCTGACCTTGCTTCAGCGGGGATCTCAGTGCCCAGACGACTGTCGTTGACCTGCAGCTTGAAGAAGCTGGTCTGAGGGGGCAGAAGAGCCAGCATCAGCTTGGATGCCAGCGTGACCACCCCCTTCGCTCCTACGCTCTGCCAGGGAGTCTGCAGACGTCGGTGAAAGCCTCGCCTGTCAAGCTCCTCTTCGTTGATCAGATAGGGGAGAGTCAGCTCAGAACATTGAACAGCGACGTCGAGGAACTGAGTACGGTATCGAGTCAGGTAGTCATATCGTTTACGAGCATTCATTTATCAGATGCCAATGTTGAGGCCAGATGACCTCGATGTCTGACCGTTGATCTTGAATTGACTGGTTCCTTTGGTGGTCAACCCTGCAAGACGTGCAGAAGACTTCTTGCGACGGAACCCAGTAGCACCACCACCCAGGTCCGCACTGGAGCCACCCGGACTGAACTGAGACTCAACTTTGGTGGATGTCGATGGCTGCTCCAGCAGAGGGGCGATGATGGGATCTTCCTCTACAGGCGCAGGAGGCGGGGGAGGGGCGGGAGGGGGAGGCGCTGGGGCCACAGGCTCAGGAGCAGCAACCTTCAGGGTTTCAGTCGGCTTAGCTGCTCCGGTGTATGTGTAGTAAGGTACATCTTTGATGACCTCCTTTGCTCCATCACCAGAGCCTTCAGTCTTAGACTGCTTGTTGAAGCCACCAACAGCGAAGCTACCTGAGGGCTCGATGCCGCTATACCGAAGGAAGTCGTTGACATCGTTTAGCGTGTAGCCCGCATCCAGGGCCCTCTGAACCTCAGCATCACCGAAGTTGTCACCCTTCGCCACCTTCTCGTAGAAGTCGAGCCACTTCTTGGTGTCAGGGTTCTTTCTGTGGATGTTAGCGTCTATCTGTAGGGATAGAAGCGTGCGGTTTTTTGACTTTTTAGCCATCAGATTTAATATCGCTAAGGCGAGACCGTACCCAGTTCACGACATCCCGTTGACCACCACGCCACATCAGCTTCGAGTGATCCTCCAGATACTGAGGAGAGCGCTCAGGGAATCGCTGTTCAAGCTCTTGCAGCAGGAGTTCAGGAGTCAGACCGAGGTTGATGGGGCCGAGTAGATCTTGGGCAGTGATCTCAGGCATATTGGGGGAGGTTGGTGTTGGAGTGTTCGAAGAAGGCAGGCATCCGAGCCCTCTTGGTTTCAATCAGACCGTCAGCTCTGCCGGAATACAGCAGTGAGTCGGACTGATCGAGCCAGAACTGTTTGTCCAGGTAGCGATCGTCAGATCGGCCCAGACCCTTAACGACCCAGTGGATGGTGGCTTTCCTCAGGCGGTCCAGGGAGGGGCTGATCGTGAGGCCCAGCTCCTGGCACACCAGACTGTTGGCAGCCACATGCACCTGCTCGTCACGGCTGATGTCAGCGCTTACGGTTCGCAGACCGGCATCACCGTTGAATCGGAAGAGTGGGAGCAAGACGAAGAAGACCGACCGCTCCAGAACCATGGCCTTGAGGACAGTGTGGTCTGGGTGATCGATCCACGCCTGAGTGATCCGAGCCGCCTCAGCTTCATACTCAGGGTCAGTACCATGGGCATCAGCGATGTAGCCCAGTGCGAGGTCGTGCTTCTCCTCATCGACGATGTTTGACCGTAGAAGATCGAGGCTTGCAGCAGGGACATCTTTGAAGGTGGCTTCACGGATGAAGTCGCCAACCGGAAGCTCCAGTTGACGAAGAGAAAGGGCCCGGAAGATGGTGTCCTCCGAGCCCGCTTTCAGATCTCCCGCTGTAGGACGGACTGGTGTCCAGGTCCGCTTGCGGGCAATCAGTTTGTCATAGGGGGTTGTCATTCCTCGCAACCAATACAGCGAATGTCGAGTGGCTGAACAGGCTCAGACTTGAATGCCTGCCCAGCCGCTTCCTCTTCTGCTGTGATGGGGGCGAATAGGATGTTCTGCAGCAGGGCCTCGGCATCGTCGCCCAGGGCAGCCAGGGCGGTGCTCTTGTCCTGAGTGTCGTCCATGACCTGCAGGGAGTAGTAGAGGCTCGTCTGGGGACTGTCCAGCCACTCCTCCACGAACTCCTCGTCGTAGGTCACCACGTCGCTCCAGCTGTTGAAGCTGTATCCGTGGAACAGGCCGGTGTCTTGGAAGAGACGGAGGAAGCCATTCACCACCCGGTAGTAGTCATCCCAGCCCACCTCAGAAGCGATCTCAACGTCGCCATAGGAGTAGGTCTGCACACCAAAGGTGCCGCTGTCTCGGTCAACCTCTCGGCTGATCGGGGGAGCGATCTCGGGTGCCGAAGTATTGCCCGCCAGATCTCGGCTTCGATAACTGCAGGAGGCAGTGGGCGCGATAGCAAAGGCGCGAACCATCTCAGCACTGCGAGCGATGTCGGCGGCAGCTTCGATAGCATCAACAAAGTCATCAACGATTGAGTCCGCTTTGTTTGGGTCGAAGAGGACATCTTGATTGTTGTACCTCTCCAGAGCATCACCGAACTCGGCGTAGGTCACACCGTTGAGCTTGAGGAAGTTGGCCAGGCCCAGGACACCCAGGCCGACCTGGCGATCCTCAATGGGGCCTAGGTACTCTCCGGTATCACCAACCCCAGTTCGGGCGTGAAGCTGGACAAGATCAATCATCCCGGTGGTGAAGGCTCCTACCAGATCTTCGGGCTTGCAGGCTCCGAGGTTGACGTGCTCAAGCAGGCAGGTGCCACGGTGGCGTAGGTAGACCTCCAGGCAGACGTTGCCGTAGATGCGTTCCCCATCCTCGTCGTAGCGGATCTTGTTCAGCCAGATGTCGCCACGCTTGATGCCGGCGATGACGGCGTCCTTCACCTCCTGATTGGAGACATCCCACAGCTCCCAGGTGAGATCCACGCACCGCTTGATCCATGGCAGAGTGGATCGGTCGGCGTTGACAAACTCCAGGATGTCGGGGTGGTTGATGTCTAGGTGACACACCACTGCGCCGTTCTTGTAGACGCCTCCACGTCGAAGGGTCTCATTCAGCGCCGAGTAGATCCTGGCGAAAGAGACAGGGCCAGAAGATACGAGGCCACGGCCATTGTCATTGCCGCTGGGACGTAGTTTAGAGAGGTGAACAGCAACCCCAGCCCCATTCCGCAGAGCATGAGAAACAAAACGCCAGCTAGCCTCAATGCCATCCGGGTCTTCCATGCTGTCCTCAACAACGAAGACAGTACACGAAACGGGAAGGCGAGATTCCGGGTTGTCGATCCAGTTCTGAACACGGCCAGTGCGAGAGATTTTGGTGGAGAAGTCAGTGGTCATCAAACGAGATCAGTAAGGTGGGGTTCGTAGTAGTTGGGGCCCTTCAGAATCTTCCCGTCCTCACGACGGATCGGCTCTCCATCGGGGCCCAGCTTGGAGAGGTTGGAGTTGTGGATCCTGGTGCAGGCCTCAGTGAGATCCCAGCCGAATGCCTCAGCCAGCTGGAAGCAGACGTAGACCAGATCGCCAACCTCTTTCAGGAGGTGCTCCTTGGCCTTGCGGTTGTCCAGGTTCTTCTGCAGATCCTCAACAGCCTCGGCAACCTCCTTGGCCTCCTCAGCTATCAGCCGAGCCTGCAAAGTCACCGAGCCAGAACTGATCCCAGTCGAAAGGTGAAACCGTTTCCTGAACTCCCGTGCGTCGAACTGCAGAGGATTGTTCCAGTTGTAGGGCGTGTTCAAGTTCATTCTCAAGGTAGTGGATTGCTTTCTTGAGGTCTTCGACCTTTGACTCTTTGTAGCCTGCTCGGCAAACGTACTTGATGGCGTTACCTAGGTGGAAGTTCAGACCCTGGTCGCGGATGAAGTCCCAGACCTGGATAGAGCCACGACGGTAGTAGTCAGGCCCCTTCTGGTTGCTGCTCATTGGTGGATGGATAGGTTTCTTCTTTGAGGTCGATCAGCTTCTGCTTGAGCACGAAGTTGACTGCAGCTCGTTGGACAAACCATGCCTTGAGCATCTGCTTGCTGATGGCACGGAGCTGCTCGATAGTGTGAGCCTTGTCGATGATTCGACTGAACTTGTCCAGCTCAAACTGCTGATCAAGGCTGAGGTGCATGTCCTCGTAGTCCTCAGGAAGGTGGATTCCAGAGTCGAACGGTTCCGGTGCTGTGGTCATAGTCGGTGGATTGAAGGATTCGTGCGAGGCGAGCATTCAGCAGGGCATCTGCCTCAGTGAGACCTGCCTTCTCAAAGGCGCCGACCACAGTGGCCCAGCTCTCACCGTGCTTGTCGAAGAGGGCTTCCGCCTTCTTGATGCCGATGCCAGGGCAGCCCCCGTAGCCATCTGTCTGGTCGCCGGCCAGGGTCTGGATCAGGTGCCAGCGACGCCCCTCCTCTGGGGTGACGGTCAGCATCTCGTCGGTCAGGTTCCACAGCCTTCCAGGGATCTGACGCATGTCCTTGTCCGGGGAGACGAGGATGTGGTCTTCGCTGGGATCCTTGGTCTGCCAGATACCCAAGGCGTCGTCAGCCTCCAGGGTGGGGAACACCTTCACCTCGTAGAGACCCCTCAGCCACTCGATCGCCCGCTTGTAGCCACAGGGCTTCTTGCGGTTGCGGTGACCCTTGTACTCGGGGTAGATCTCCTTGCGGAAGTTGGTGCTGTCGGAGAAGAAGAGGATCACCCCTTCGTCGTCAGTCCAGTTGAGTGCGTTGAGGATCTTGTTCAGATCCCACAGGAGCATTCGCTGGAGTTCGGAGAATCGGCTCTGAACCACGATGACATCATCACCGTAGTCAATGTCGATCTCGCAGGCTGCTGCATTCTTGTAGAGGATGTAGTCAGCGTCGATTAGGAGGGACATAGGGTTTGGATAGGATGGTCGAGCACTGCTCGATGCGGGACTTGAGGAGACTGATCTGTCCTCTCAGGTGAGCCACTTCCTCCAGCAAGTTCTCAGTAGACAGGTCTCCCTGCTCTGACATGCGGCGATCGAGTTCAACCCAATACGCTGGGGGTTTCCCCAGAAAGAGCATTTCCATGTGGATTGGTGGAATCAGTGGACATCAGCCCAAGTCGGGCCGATCTTTGCCTCAGCGTTGATGGGGAGGCGGATGTTGTAGAACTCACCAGCGATGACTGCACACTCCTCCAGGTGACGAGCTAGGGACTTGCTGGTCTCCTCGGGAGATTCAAACTGCAGTTCGTCGTGGATGAAGGCCAGTTGGTTGGTCTCCGGGTATTCGACATCGTTGGCCAGCACCATCCAGCGTTTCGCCACCACACCAGCACTGGACTGGAGGAGGTAGTTGAGCGCCTTGTGGGGAGAGTCCACGGCGATCTGCCGGCCGTCGATGGCCTTGATCCAACCACGCTGTTGAGCAGCAGCCTTGACGCCTGTGACGAGCTTTTCCAAGCCGTCGATGGCATCGAGGTAGGCCTGCCGGATCTCGGCCCCCTTCTTCTTGGCCTTGGCCGTGGGGAGCTGGGGGTCGTAGCTGCGGCCGATCTTCTCGTCGCCGGCCCCATAGAGGAAGGCGTAGGTGACGGTCTTCACCAGTTTGCGGCTGATGCCGATCTTGTCTGCATTGACTTGGTGGATGTCACCATTCAGTAAGATGTCGGCATAGCGACCACCGTCGTAGGCAGCCAGGTAGTGGGCCAGCATCCGCAGCTCGATGCCGCTGAGGTCAGCCCCCACCATGGTCAGCCCCTTGGTGGCGGTGAACAGCCGGCGGAAGCGCAGGTCGCTGGGCACCTGGGCGAGGTTTGGCCCCCGGTGAGCGCAGCGGTGAGTGGCCGCCCCCACAGAACAATGGTGGTGGATCCTGCCGTTGCGGACCAGCCTGAGCCAGCCGTTGGCCCCCTGCGAGAGCATCCCCAGGTGCTTGGTCAGCTCCAGCATCCTGAAGAACTGGAGGGACAGCTCGGTGCCGTGGTCCTTGAGTACCACCTCGTCCACCTGATCCTTTCCACTCTCTGTCGCCTTGGTGGGCTTCCAGCTGTCGAAGGTCTTGAGGACGTAGGCGATGTGGTCCCTGCTGGTGGGGTTGAAGTCCAGCAGCTTGGTCATCGCGGCTCCTTTGATGTAACCACGGGTCTTATTATCCCTGGCGGGAGTGAAGACCGGACCGGGCACATAGGGGAACCGTCGGATCACAGCATCCTGTAGGTCACGAAGCTCGGCAGACAACTCAGTATGCAGCTCTTGAGCTGATCGTTCGTCAAATGCCCAGCCATAGATTTCCTGTTGTGTGAGGATCTCAGCGACTCGATGCTCTAGGGCAAGCCAGGATAGGTCTTGCGGAAGCGTTCCCATAGGTTCACAGTGACGTTGACATCTTGGACGCAATAGTCCTCCATCTCTTGGGACCACTCTTTCCAGTCAGTGGTCTTCCCGAAGTCATCCTTCTGGCTGCCCAGCCGGTAACCCCAGGCCTCCAGGGAGTGTCTGCCGTACAGCTTCGGGGGCATGCCCTGAGGCTTTAGAGCAGAGTCCTTTGCAAGGAGGTTGGGATACTTGAGGCGTGAGAGGAGAAGGGTATCCAGTGCTCGACCCGTTGGATTGAACCAGGGGTAGAACTTACGGATGACTGGGATGTCATAGTTGATGACGTTGTGACCAATCACCCACTCTGCAGAATCCAGAAAGCCGATAGCGGCAGAGATAGGGCCAAGAGTACCCTGATCATTGAAGACCAGAGTTTGACGGCTATCAAGGTCGTGGAGGGTAACACAGTGGATGGTGGTAACGTCGTGGTAGAGACCGTCAGTCTCGATGTCGAAGACGATCTTCTTCATCAAACCTCAGGTAGGGGTGGCTCAGGACGCTTGTACTCGTCACGCAGATAAGGCTCGATTGCTTTGTGGATTTTATCCGTGAAAGCTAAAGGCGCATAATCAACCTTCCTGCATTCAAGGACAGCTGCGTACAAGTGCTGGTAGTAGCCAACGAAAGGCGTCTTCATCAGTAGTCGAAGCTGAAAGGAGCAATGCTGACAAGCCAAGTCCAGAGTTCAACACGGGCTGACTTGAAAGCAGGCCGAACATACTTTGGACCTTTCTTGACGGCTTCAGCAGCCCACTGCCAACGCTTGTAGTCCTTAGGATCTAGGACAACTGCGTTGAATGTGATTCCGTCAATCACCGTCTTGTAAGAGGAATTAGGGTGGTAGT